TGAATGCTTGGAACAAACAGTTTCTTCATAATGTAGCTATGGCAGACATGCAAACAGCTTCAATGTTTTTATACACTACTATGATTGGAGGATTAGCTTACGCAGCACAAGTACACTTCAATTCTATAGGTATGTCTAAAACCGAAAAGAAGAAATACATTAAAAAGAGATTAGGAGATAAAGGAGACTACAGTAAAATTGCTAGAGCTGCTTTTCAAAGAGCAGGCTGGTCTTCTGTAATGCCTCCTTTTATGGATATGATTACTGGTCAATTGGCACCAGAACATAGATTCAATACTAGATCATCTGGTCAAGAAATGAACCTTATAACAGGAAACCCGACATACGATTTAGTATTTGGAAAACTAATGCCTACACTAGGTGCAGGTTTAAAATCTATGAGATCAGATTACGAATTTAGTAAGAATGATTTTAATAGATTAATGAGAATACTTCCATATCAAAACTTATATGGAATTAATCAATTACTTAACTTTATAAAAGACAACTCTGGTTTACCAGACAAAGGAGCAACAAGTTTATATTAATATGGCATTTGCAATAGACACATACACAGGTAACGGAAGCACGACAAATTTTAGTGTTACTTTCCCATACATTGAACAATCTCATATAGTAGTAACTGTTGATGGTGTAACTAAAAATTTAACTACAGATTATACTTTTTCAAACTCATCTACAATTACATTTAATTCTGCACCTGCTTCAGCAACAGTAATTAAATTTACTAGATCATCAAACAGAGCAACAAGACTTGTTGATTACCAAGATGGATCTACTTTAACAGAAGCTACCCTTGACCAAGACGGAAACCAAAGTTTCTTTATGGCACAAGAAGCTATTGATGTTACAGAGGGTTCTTTAAATTTAAATACTTCTGATGAGTGGGACGCAACATCTAAAAAGATTGTAAATGTTACTGACCCTACAGCAGCTCAAGGTGTTGCTACTAAAAATTATGTAGATACTAAATTTACAGCAGATATTAATACAGTAAACACTTATAAGACTGCTGCTGAAACTGCAAAGACAGCAGCCGAAACTGCTGAAACAAATGCTGAGACAGCTGAAACAAATGCAGTCACAGCAAAAAATGCAGCCTTAGTTGCTCAAGCTGCTGCAGAAACTGCTTTAGATACTTTTGACGATAGATTCTTAGGAGCTAAGTCTAGTAACCCAAGTGTTGATAATGACGGAAACGCATTAGTCGATGGTGCATTATATTTTGATACGACTAATGATATAATGAAAGTTTACAACTTAGCTAACACTACTTGGTATCAATTAACTTTAACTACATCTAATCAAAATAATGTTAATACTGTTGCAGGGCAAATTTCGCCTACTAATAATATTTCAACGGTAGCAGGTTTAAATTCTGAAATTACAACAGTTGCAGGAAATAATACTAACATTACAACACTTGCAGGAATTACAAATTTAACAAACTTAGCTAATGCACACGCAGCAGTTTCAAATGTTAATACAAACTTACAAGCTGTTCAAAATTTTGCAGATGTTTATAGAATTTCATCTTCTGCTCCAACATCAAGTTTAAACGCTGGTGATTTATATTTTGACACAACTGCAAATGAATTAAAAGTTTACAAATCAAGTGGGTGGGCTGCTGCAGGGAGCACCGTTAATGGGACTGCAAATAGGTTTGAGTACACTGCAACAGCAAATCAGACAACATTTACAGGTGCAGATACAAATTCAAAAACTTTGGCGTATGACGCAGGGTTTATAGATGTATATTTAAACGGAGTTAAACTTGCAAATGCAGATTTTACTGCAACTTCAGGTACTAGCGTTATATTAGGTACAGGAGCTTCAGCAAATGATATTCTTATGGTTGTGGCTTATGGTACATTCCAATTAGCTAACATATCAATTAAAGATTTAACAGATACACCTTCAGGATTTGGCACAGCAGGACAAGCTCTTGTTATGAACAGTTCAGCAAATGGATTAGAATTTTCTAATGCTTCTTCAGCAGAAGTTTATGGTTTTGAAAAATATTACAATCCATCTACTTTAGTTAAAACAGTTACAGTTTCTTCAGTTGGTGGTTCAAATAAATATTTTATAGATGGTGTTCAACAAGATACTTTAGAATTATACGAGGGTAATACTTACATATTTAATCACCCCTCAGCACACCCATTTAGATTTTCTACAGATAGTGGTAATTCAAATGCTTACACTACAGGTGTGACTGTAAATTCTTCAACACAAGTGACTATAGTTGTGGCATCAGATGCACCAACACTTTATTATTATTGTTCGTCTCACTCAGGAATGGGTGGACAAGCAAATACACCAACACCTGCAAATAATGCAGTTAGATATATTACGACCAATCAAGGTCAAGATAACATCACCGAAAGTCAATATGCCAACTTTGATGATGTTCTATTTAGTGCTTCAGGCTTTGTCTTTAGCGTTAATACAAATGGCAATTTAATATCAACAATATAAGGAAACAAATATGGCAACAATAAATCTGGGTGCTATCAAATTTAACTGGAAGGGTGCTTACAATAGTTCGACATCTTACGCTGTTGATGATGTAGTTTCATCAGGTGGAAATAGTTATGTTTGTATTCAAGCACATTCAAATCAAGCAGTAGGCAACGCAACAGCTTACTGGAATATAATGAGTTCGGCAGGTACTAATGGTACTAATGGAACAGACTTAACATCAACACTAACAACACAAGGCGATATACTTTACAGAGATGGAAGTGGATTACAAAGACTTCCAAAAGGTACAGCAGGTCAAGTATTACAAATGAACTCTGGTGCTACTGCACCCGAATATGCAGATGCTTCTGGTGGTTTAATTCAAAAAACATATGCTGAAACAACACAGGAAGTTTCTACAACAAGTACAAGTTTTGTTGTCACATCACTTGTTAATTCAATTACACCAACTTCAGCGTCTAATAAAATTTGGCTAACAGGAATGCTTGGTGGTATGTTTCAAACTGGTGGGGGTTCACTACACCTTGCGATTTATAGACAAATTAATGGTGGTGGTTATTCACAATGGAGATTATTAGAAAGTGGGTGGTTCTTGTATTCTGCTGATACAGGTGGAGAACATTCTCTTAATTTATATGACACTACTCATAACACAACAAACCAGATAGATTATAAAGTATATATTAAATCTGAAGGTGGAACTACTGTAAGAGTAGGTGGTTCTAGTGCATATCAAACAATGTCATTATTAGAAATAGGAGTATAATTATGAAACCAATAGAAAATTTTAAATTTCAAGCAATTCAAGAATTATATCCAAATGTAGTGACTGTAAGAGGTGATACAGCATTTGATGAAAATGAGAATGAAGTTGCAATAGATGAAACAGCAGTTGAAAGTAAAAAAGAAGAATTACAAACTGCTGAAGCTAACGCAATAACTGAAAAAGAAACTTTAAAAGCTAGTGCTAAAGCTAAGTTAATTGCAGGAGAAGCATTAACTGAAGATGAAGCTAACACAATAGTTTTATAAACTTAAAGGCTAGGTAGAAATATCTAGCCTACAAAATTCACACAACAACAAATTATAGGAAATAAATAAATGACAAAAGCTAGAGACCTCTCTAAATTACTTTCTACATCTAATGGTAAGATAGCAGGAAGTAATCTTGATGTATCATTTGAAAACATAAGCGATACTGGTACTGAAGGTACTAAAGTAGCTAGTGGTACGACAGCACAACGTGGCTCTACAGCAGGTCAATTTAGATTTAATTCTACAACAGGAAAATTTGAAGGTTATGATGGTACAACTTTCCATGAGATGTTAGCACCACCTGTTGTTTCGTCTGTTGATGATACAAACGTAGATAGTGCAGGAGGTGGTAATCAAACTTTTGTAATTACTGGAAAACATTTTACCACAGGAGATGTCGCTTCTTTTGTCGGTAGTGATGGAACTGAAATTACAGCTTCAACTACGACAATTAATAGTTCAACACAAATAACAGCAATTATTCCTAAATCATCTTTTCAAAATTCAAAAGAACCTTATGATATTAAAATTACATCTAGTGCAGGATTTGTTGGAACATTAGATAATCAAATTAATATTGATAACACACCTGCTTGGAATACATCTTCTGGTTCTTTAGGTGCATCAAATTGGCTTACAAATGTTAATGTAAATCCAACAGCTACAGACCCAGATGGAGAGACAGTTACTTATTCAGAAGTGACATCAGTTTTATCTGGTGCAGGATTATCATTAAATACATCTACTGGTGCTATAACTGGCGACCCAGTTGATACAGCGACAACATATAATTTTACATTAAGAGCAACATCAAGTTCTGGTACTGCCGATAGAGCATTTTCATACACAGTGGGAATACCTCAATATAATTCACAATATTTACTTGTAGCAGGTGGTGGTGCGGGTGGAACGTCATCTTTAAGCTACTACGAAGCAGGTGGTGGTGGTGGAGCAGGAGGAGTACTTGCAGGAACATTATCACTTCTTATAGGAACAACTTATTCTTTTGTTATTGGTCAAGGAGGAACTGGAAGTTCTGACCCAGTAAGTAATAGTGTAAATAGTGGAACAGACACAACTGGATTAGGATTAACTGCTGTTGGTGGTGGTAAAGGAAGTAACAGATACAATGATGGAAGTACTGGTGGCTCTGGTGGAGGTAATGGTACTGGAAATGGATATGCAGGAACTAGTGGTCAAGGAAATTCTGGTGGTGCTAATTATTTTGCACATTCAAGCTCTACTGCAGGAGGTGGAGGTGGTGCAGGTTCAGCAGGTGGAAATGGTTCATCAAGTTATGGTGGCTCTGGTGGAAGTGGAATATCAAATTCTATAACTGGTTCGTCAATTACATACGCAGGAGGTGGAGGCGGTTCTGGTTCTGCAAATGGAAATGGTTCTGGTGGAACTGGTGGCTCTGGTGGTGGTGGTAATGGTAATTATAATGGCACAGCAGGATATGGAACAGATGGTCTTGGTGGTGGTGGAGGTGGTTCTCACAACGTTAATAGGTCTGGTGATGGTGGAAATGGAGTTCTTATTATCAGAGTAGCAACTTCTGATTACACAGGAACATACACAGGTTCACCTACAATAACTACAGTAGGTTCAGATACAGTTTTAAAATTCTTAGCTAATGGAAGTTACACTGCATAATGCCTAGAAAAAAAATAACACCAAAAGAGTTTAGCGAAGTCGCTACTGGTGTTAGACTTTCATCACATGAGAAACTTTGTGCTGAACGAATGAATAATATTTTAAAAACTTTAGAAGAAATGAAACGAGAAGTTAAGTCGTTAAGACAAGATGTTTCTATGGGTAAGGGTGGACTTAAAGTTATCTTAGCTATTGGAACACTTATTGTAGGTCTAATAGGATTTTTTAAATTCAATGGCTAAGGCCAAAGGTCTTTTAAATAAAGAAGCTCACGAAACAAGATCTAAACACAAGAAAACAAGCATTGGTAAAAAAGCAAATTTATCAATGATGAATAAATCAAAAAGAAGACATCATAAAAAGTGAAATTAGTTTTAATAATGATTATGTGTTCGGCTACGGCTAACCAATGTATGCCTCCTAAAGAAACTGCAATTTTAAATTCACATTATGATTGTATGATAAGAGGCTACAACGAAAGTATAAGACTAACACAAGAACTAGGTATTGAAGAAGTAAACGAACATAAAATGTATTTTAGTTTTATGTGTAAACCAACAACAGTAACGGAGAGTTAAATGGCAAAACGTGGACTATACGCTAACATTAATGCTAGAAAAAAAGCAGGTACTTCTAGACCAAAATCTAAAAGTACAGTATCGCCAAAAGCGTACGCAAGAATGAAAGCAGGTTTCCCTAAAAAGAAATATGGCTAGTAGAAACTACAGAGAAGAATATAGAAAGTATCAATCTTCTTCTAAATCAAAATTAGATCGAGCATCTAGAAACAGAGCTAGACGTAAGTTAATGGCGTTAGGTGCTGTGTCTAAAGGTGATGGTAGAGACATAGATCATAGGGATAAAAACCCAAGAAATAACTCTAGATCAAATTTAAGAATAACATCAAAAAGATTAAACAGAGGTAAATATCGTGTGGCTTAGTGCAATAAAATTAGCAATGAATGCTGGAACGCATATCTACAAAAAGAAACAAGAAACTAAAATGATGATGGCTAATGCTCAGGCATCTCACGCAGAAAAAATGGCTAAAGGGGAAATAGAATATTCTGGCAAACTTTTAGAAGCCCGACAATCGGACTGGAAAGACGAGGCCGTTTTGATAATTCTCACGTTGCCAATTTTGGTGATTGCTTGGGGGGTCTTCTCGGATGATCCAGCAGCATCAGAAAAGATAAAAATGTTCTTTGACCAATTCCAGCAGCTTCCAAGCTGGTTCACAAATCTCTGGATCCTTGTCGTTGCGAGCATCTATGGAATTAAAGGGACGCAAATATTTAAGGGAAGAAAGAAATAATGAAACAAATGATTAAATATAAATTAAAACATTTATGGAATGACCACAAAGTTTTTGTTGTTATTATGAGTGTGGCTTTACTGGTTGCAATAATAGTGTGATTGATAAATTCTGTTATTGGTTTTTTGGTTGGTGGGACAAACAATGTGCTATGTTAAATGATGTAGTTACTTTTTCATATCCTAAACCTAGAAAAATAAAAAAACCTTTAAAGAAAACTGAATGTCCTAAATGTAAAAAAGATTTTGGTTGTGTATGTGGAGATTAGCATATGCGAGATACAAAAATTTTAGAGAGTTTTAAAAAACGAGTTGAAAAAGAATTAAAAGAAAAAAACGTATTTAAGCATCTAAGAAAAGAAGTAGAAATTAATGGTAATGGCACTAGAGGGTATCTTATCAAAAAAGGTACTAACAAAGGTAAATACATTAAATGAAAAAAAATCAATGGGTATTACCTTTATTAGGAACTATACTTTTAGGATTATCTTCTTACGTTCTTATGACAATTGTAGAACTTCAAGTTCATCTAGGAATGCTCACAGAAGAAATTATGTCAATAGATAAACAAATAGGAAGAATTTATAACCACATGGATAGACTAACTAGCAAATGACTTTAAAAGCACATCAAAACCCTAGTGGTGGATTAAACGCAAGAGGCAGAGCTTACTTTAAAGCTAAAGGCCATAACCTCAAGGCTCCTGTTACAGGAAATCCAAAAGCAGGATCTAGAGCTGCTGGAAGAAAAAAGAGCTTCTGTGCTCGGATGGGCGGAGTAAAAGGGCCAATGAAAGATAGTAAAGGAAGACCAACAAGAAAGGCTTTAGCCTTAAGAAAATGGAACTGCTAATTATGAGTAAAGAAACAGAAAAAAAACTAACTGAATTACATAGTAAACTAACTGATACTCTCCTAGAGAAAATCAGGGATCCCGAAGTAAAAGCTTCGGATCTTAATGTTGCTAGACAATTCTTAAAGGATAATAATATAGATTGTGTCCCTACCGATACTAACTCGATAGGAAAACTAGCTGAGGAGCTCCCTTTTAAGATCTCTGATGTGATACAAGGTAAAGGAGACATTAAGCAATAAAGACTCATCTACACGCCTCTAGTGGCGTTTAAAGGGTATAATATGAAAGAAATAACCCAAGATTTTAGAAATTTCTTGTATTTGGCTTGGAGACATTTGTCTCTGCCTAGTCCAAGTGCCGTGCAATTTGATATTGCGAATTACTTACAAAACGCACCTAGACGTGCTGTTATTCAAGCATTTAGAGGAATAGGTAAGTCATGGATCTGTAGTGCTTTTGTCTGTTGGAATTTACTTAGAAACCCTGACTTAAAGTTTCTAGTAGTATCTGCAAGTAAAACTAGAGCAGATGACTTTAGTACATTTACTAAAAGACTAATTACTGAGATGGACATACTAAAGCATTTGGCCCCAAGATCAGATCAACGGGGAAGTAATGTTTCATTCGATGTAGCACCTGCTAAAGCAGCACACTCTCCATCAGTGAAGTCTGTTGGTATCACAGGTCAGCTTACAGGATCTAGAGCCGACTTTATAATCTCTGATGACTGCGAAAGTTTAAACAACAGTTTAACTCAAAGTATGAGAGATAAACTTACAGATAATGTTAAAGAGTTTGAAGCCGTCTTATCTCCAAAGGGTAAAATCGTATTCTTAGGTACACCACAATCAGATATGTCGGTGTATAATGATTTACCTGCAAGAGGATATGAAACTAGAATATGGACTGCTCGTATGCCTGAAGCTCTAAAGCTTTCTAGGTACGAACACAAACTAGCACCATTTATTGATACCGAGAAGTTTGATGAGTTAGATCCTATAGATCCCGAAAGATTTAATGATCTAGAGTTAAAAGAAAGAGAAGCAAGTTATGGACGTAGTGGCTTTGCCTTACAGTTTATGCTTGATACTACTTTATCAGATAAAGAAAGATACCCACTTAAGTTAAGTGATTTAGTAGTAATGGATATTAATAATGATATAGCTCCTGCAAAAATAGCTTGGGCAGGTAGTCCTGAGTATGTTTGTGAAGACTTACCGTCAGTAGGTTTCACGGGGGACAAATATTATAAACCCATGTTTAAGTCAGAAGAATTTGGAGACTATAAAGGATCTGTAATGTCTATTGATCCTGCTGGTCGAGGTCAAGACGAATTGGCGATTGCCATAGTAAAACAGCTAGGTGGTAATCTATTCGTGCAAGAATGCACGGGGTTAAGTGGTGGGTACACAGAAAGCAATCTAACTAAAATTGCTACACTAGCTAGGGACACTAAAGTTAACATGATTATCGTTGAGAGTAACTTTGGTGACGGTATGTTT